TCTTACGGTAAAAGATTTTGTAAAACAATTTCACGAGTTTTTAATTGAGTCTCCTAAAATAGATTATTGGTGGAGTCGTTCAAATACGTTCGATCCAATCATTCTTGCTCGCATATTTGAAGCTGAAGGCAAATTACTTCATCTTGAAGAATATCTTAAATATTGGAGAGTTCGAGATACTCGTACATATATTGACGCAAAGTTAAACTTTCCAAAAATAAATGGGTTTCCACCATTGACAAATGAAGAAAAATGGGATACAGTATTTAAGAAGCATGATAGTTCGTGGGATATCTTAGCTGACGTATTACGCTTTCAACAAATACATCGCGCCGAAAACGATTTAGACATTTTATAATGGCGTGTGAAAAGAAACATTTGTTTTTTGAACCTATGGAAAATGGTTCTTTTCAGGCAATAGATACTTGGTGTGGACGCATAATTAATAATAAAGTTTGGTATTGTTCGGAAGAATGCAAACTATTAGGTGAAGAAGGTATACCACCGATATACAAAATGTCTCTAGACGAACCTATTATGAATGATTAACAGTGAAGGAATTTAAATGGAACTCAAGATAACAGCGGAACATTTAAGACAATATAAAATCTTTCTTGGAGCTCCAATGTATGGTGGTCAATGTGCAGGTTTGTTCTGTAAAGCAACGAATGACTTATCAACACTTTGTGCTCAATATGGTATAGAATTAAGAGTATATTATCTTTTTAATGAAAGCTTAGTACAAAGGGCAAGAAATTATGTTGTAGACGAATTTATAAGATCTGATTGTACTCATCTTATGTTTGTTGACTCTGATATTGGATTTAGACCAAACGATGTTCTTTCTCTTTTGGGTATTCAAACAACATATCCAGATCAATACGAAGTCATGACTGGTCCTTATCCTAAAAAGACCATTTCGTGGGAAAAAGTAAAAGCGGCAGTTGAACAAGGCAAAGCTGAGAATCCTTTTGATTTAAACTTTTATACTGGCGATTATGTATTTAATCCAATACAAGGTCAAAAAGAATTTAGGCTTGATGAGCCTGTAGAAGTAAATGAAGCAGGCACTGGATTTATGCTGATACCACGTGAAGTTTTGGAAAAATATGCCGCAGCATATCCTGAACTTAAATATAAGCCAGATCATACAAGATCGGAATCTTTTGATGGGTCTCATGAAATAACAGCTTTCTTTGATTGTGAAATTGATCCTACCTCAAGAAGATATTTATCAGAGGATTATTTCTTTTGTCGCAACGCAAGAAAAATTGGAATTAAAATACACATGTGTCCTTGGATGGAATTACAACATGTGGGTAATTATATATTCAGAGGATCTATGGGAGCTATAGCTGCAATTGGCGCGTCTCCTACAGCTACAAAGAAATCAAATTCTAAAAATTATCAAAAGAAAAAAAAGATGGCCTTTAGGCGTTAATGATTGACATCAATAAAATATGTGATATAATTAAAACTATCTCAATGAATAATGGAGCTTTATATAATGAAATTTTCTGAACGTACCTTAACAGTCCTTAAAAGTTTTGCCGCAATTAACAAATCAATTGTGATTAAACCTGGTAAAACTTTAAGAACTATTACTCCTGAAAAAACTTTGATTGCTATTGCAAATTTGGAAGACGAATTTCCTTCAGAAGCAATTATTTACGACGTATCACGTTTCTTATCAATTTTAAGTCTATATACGGACCCTGATGTTGAGTTTCACGAAAAACACTTTATCATTTCGGAAGGTAAGCGTAAAACAAAATATGTGTATGCTGATATCTCTATGGTACATGCGGCACCCGAGAAACAAATTTCTATTCCAACTGAAGACGTAAAAGTAAATGTTGAATGGTCTGATTTACAATCAGTAATGAAAGCATCAGGTGTTTTACAGTTTGAAGAAATTGCTTTTGTTGGCGAAGATGGAAAATGTTTCTTACGTGCAGTAGATAATAAAAACCCATCTTCTGATACGTTTGGCGTTGAAATTGGCGAAACTAGTGATACATTTACAATTATCATTAAGACTGATAATCTTAAGTTATTGCCGCAAGATTATGAAGTAACTCTTTGTGCAAAAGGTATTTCATTGTTTAAAGGAAACGACGTATCTTACTTTGTCGGAGTAGATACAAAATCAACATATGTGAAAGGATAATAATGACAAATATTGATCCACAAGATGTGGCAAATGCAATTTCTATTATTGACATTTGTGTTAAACGTGGCGCAATTGAAGGTAATGAACTTACCGCAGTTGGTACTGTACGAGATAAACTTGCCAAGTTTATTGAAGAAAATAAAGTTGTTAAAGAAGAAGAAGCAAACACAAAAGATGCCACCGATTAATTGGTGGCATTTTAACACACTACACAGGAGTTTATAGTATGGCGCTTGACGCAAAAACCGAAGAAATACTTTGGGTTGAACGATATAGACCAAAGACTATTGAAGATACAATTCTCCCACAAAAAACAAAAGATGTATTTAAAAGATTTGTGTCAGACGGATCTATTCCAAATCTTTTGCTAACAGGTGGCCCAGGAATGGGAAAAACAACTATTGCAAAGGCAATGCTTGAAGAACTCGGTTGTGATTATATCGTTAAGAATGGATCTTTGAACGTAAACCTTGATACGCTTCGTTATGAGATCTCCACATTTGCATCTTCGGTATCTTTCACGGGAGGCCGCAAATATGTAATCCTTGACGAAGCAGATTATTTAAATGCAACAAATGTTCAACCTGCTCTTCGCAATTTTATTGAAGAATATTCTAAAAATTGTGGATTTATCTTTACTTGTAATTTTAAAAACAGAATTATTGAACCGCTACGTTCTCGACTGTCTGAAGTTGATTTTACAATTGAAAAAACAGATCGTCCAAAAATGGCGTCACAATTCTTTAAACGAGTTTTGCAGATTCTTGAAATTGAAAACGTAAATCACGATAAAAAAGTAGTCGCAAAAGTTATTGAAAAACATTTTCCTGATTTTCGCCGTGTACTCACTGAGCTTCAATCATATGCTGCTTCTGGTAATATTGATGAAGGCATCTTTGTTAATATAAAACAAGAATCTATTGAAGCATTGTTCCAAATGCTAAAGACAAAAAACTTTACAGGAATGAGACAATGGTGTTCTGATAATAGCGATCAAGACGCAACTGAAATGTTTCGTACTATATATGATACTGCAACAGAAAAAGTTGAATTGAAAAGTCTTCCTGGGTTTATTGTAACGCTTGCGGATTATATGTATAAATCACACTTTGTCGCGGATCCTGAAATAAATATGATTGCGTTTCTAACAGAAGTTATGATGGAAGCAAGTTACAAATGAGCGAATGGATGAAAAGACTTATTGCAAAAAAGCAAAGCGAATGCTTTTTTTGTAAGGTCAAACTAACAGAAGAGAATACGTTTACGCTGCAATATTCTTCAGCAGACGGTATACATACTACAAAAATGTGTAAAGAATGTTCAGAAATATTTGATGATATGGCGGATATGAAGGAAGAATTATATGGCAAAAGAATTTAGTCCATTTGATTTTATTAAGTCTGCATCTCATAATAAAAAAGATTTGATTAAAACTTCAGACTATCCTACTCAAATAGAAAAACAATATACTCCATATATTGTGAACCGAGGCTTTTCGTATTTTGAAGATACTATATTGCACGCAAATGAAATGAATATGCGTGCTCATTTATTTAACGATGCTCAATATCGTTATTACTTAGGATCTTTACGACCACGTAATCGTTTTTCTAAATGGCACAAAGCAGAAAAGAATAAAGACCTTGATGCTATTCAAGAAGTATATTCTGTAAACAGAACAGTAGCAAAACAGTATCTTAAAACTCTTTCAAAATCAGATCTTATGCATATACACAACAAATTAGAGAAAGGCGGGTAATTATAAATATTCGGATGGTCTTATAGGCATCACCGCAATAATAATAACTATAAAGGTGAAATCATTATGGAGAAAGACTTATTCCGAGGAGTAGGGGTTGAAATTACGCTTCCTAATCCTGATAACTTTCTAAAAATAAAAGAAACATTAACGCGTATTGGCATAGCGTCTAAAAAAGAAAAAAAGATCTATCAATCTTGTCATATTTTACATAAACAAGGAAGTTATGCTATATTACATTTTAAAGAGCTTTTTATTTTGGACGGAAAAGAAAATACATTTACAGATGAAGATAAGGCAAGACGTAATACAATTATTAACTTACTCGAAGAATGGGATTTATTATCAATCGTAAGCCCAATAAAGTGTGATGAACCGGTTGCACCTTTAAGTCAGATAAAAATCTTATCTCATAAAGATAAAGATAATTGGCTACTTGAACCAAAATATAATATAGGCAAAAAGAAATAAGTTTGAGGACTTTATATTATGATTATTAATAAAATTAAACCACACGCCCAAGAACCATCTATACCTTCGGAAGGTTCTATATTTTTTGATATTAAAGCGTGTTTGGATGAAAACGAACCAGTTTTTTGTTACAATTCTTTAAACAAAAAAGTAAAAGTACCAATTAAAAAATTCAATAATACTCCTAGTATTCAAATATATCCACAACAAAAAATTCTTATTCCTACTGGGCTAAGCTTTAATGTTCCAGAAGGTTATATTGTTAAATTATATACGAATTATAATACAAGCCTAAATAAAGGTATCCGACTTATAAACGGAATTCAAGTAATTGAACCGGGAGATAACAATCATTTAGAAATAGCATTAGAAAGTTCTACTGAGGCTGTTTCTCTTTTACAGAATGAAGATATAATTGCTTCAGGATGTATTGAAAAGACATCATATTTTATAGATGTTAAACCAATAGATGAATAAATAAAAAATACGGTTTACCGTATATCACACACAACACAAAGGAGAAATAAAATGTTTTCAACAGATTATCTAACAAACGTATGGATCGACTCAATTCAAAATGCAAAAACAGCATGGGTTGATACCTGGGTTAAAGATGAAACAATGAGCAAGCCTCTACACGATTTCATCAAAACACAAACAGAATTCACCAAAGAAGCAATGAAACAAACCACCACGTTTGCTAATGCAACCGGTGAAGCAATGGCTAAAATGATAAAATGAGTGATATTATGAGTAAGAACCCTTTTGAAATTCGCTCTGAAATGTTGCAACTTGCTAAAGATTATATGGATCAGCAATACTATATGAATAAAGAGTTTGCTGAAAAAATGTTTGAAGCAGGTAAAATGCAAATGGAAGAATTACAAAAAATGACAAAAATGTATTCCATGGAAGAGCTGATGGAAAAAGCAAAAGAGATGTATTCTTTTGTTTCTGAAAAAAAGTAAATATATATGAAGCCTAATAAAAACTTCGAGTTAAACGTTAGGGATATTGAGATTATTGAACAAGCTCTTCGAGCCAAAGCAGGTCGTAGAGGTCTTGCTATTGCCCAAGGCGAAACTTCACAAAAATTAAAAGAAGAAATGCACGAGATACAAGAACTTCTTGGCAGGATACATCATCAAAAAGTTTGGTTTAAG